CTTATATCTTTTGCTACTCCATTGCTTGGTAGTTTCATTTTTTTAGTGCTTTATAAATTTGTATAACTGTAAATATTAATGTGGCAGACATAACAAGCATTTGTAAAAATCCATTTACTTCTGAAACACTAAAAGCCAATGCTAAAATATTAGCAGAATACAATCCAAATATTTTCATACCATCATCCATAAACCTTTTCTTCGTGAAGTTGTGCTACTTCAATCCCTGTTAATTCTCTATTAAAAAACCTAACTTGATCATAATTGTGGTTACTAAATCCACCATAACCTGCTGAATAATAACATCCTATTTGTATACCTGCATTGTTTGGAAAATACATACTATTAGAACTTACACTTGTTACATCAATATTTTTATTACCATCTATAAATATTTGTGCATTTGACGATGTTTTAGTTACTACAACGTGAAACCATTGATTTAATTGAGTTACTAAATTAGCAGAGGATTGAATATTGTTACCTACACCAAAAGAACTTACCCAATAAAAATATATCCTGTAATTGTATGTATATACTAGCCAACCTTCAGACGAACCACTTCCTGCATAATAATATCCGGCAGCGTGTGTATATGATGAATATTGCGCTAAAGCAGTACTTGGAGTTTTCATCCATAATGAAACACTAAAATTATTATCGAGATCATCTCTCAAAGAAGTACTGAGATTATAATATGCATTTGTACCGTTAAATACACCTGCATAACTTCCAAAAGCAGGATCTGTTGTTGTATATGTTACATTATTGTTGGTTGCATTATATGAACCGATAGCATCATTTGGACTATTTTCAAATTTATAATAAGCCTTGCAACTAGAATCGCCAAAAGGTTGATCAGCATTTTTAGTTATGTAAGCATATTTTTCAGCGTATAAAGTTGCAACATTTGATGCTGTTAATGCAGTATTATAGACACGAACTTGATCTATTTCGCCATCGTAATAATTCCATCCACTTACACTTGAATAACCGAGCCTAAAAGGATTTGAACTATTGTTACTTGTTGCGCCAGAGTATGTTATTGGACTACCATTATTATTTGTATAACAAGTATATCCGCCGCTCCCATCGTGGACAAATACAATATGGTGCCAAGTGTTAAGGCCTAGAGTTGGTGTCATAGATTGTGGCCCTGCTCCTGCAACTGCTATGCCTAATTTATTAGAATTATTACCAAACAACCCAACTCCCGCATAAGGTGCGCCTGCCTGTTGAAAGCCGATAACCCAGTCATAAACCGATATTGTATTTGGTTTTATCCATAAAGAATAAGTAAACGCAGACGAAGTATCTACAAAATTTGCCGCTGAAATATAACTACTACTTCCATTAAAACTAGCAGCAGCACCAAATTTACCTAGTTTGTACGTAATGTTAGTTTCTGTTCCATCATAGGCGGTAGTTCCTAAAGATTCTTTTGCATCGTTGTCTAAATTATAATTTGCAAGACAACCAAATAAATGCGTATTTGTAGTACCTGTATGCGTGCCTTCTACTTCATTATATAATGTAGCAGCTTCGGTAGAGGTAATGGCTTTATTAATTACACGAAGTTGATCCATATATCCGGTATATGGACTGTTGCTTAATGTAGATCCACTTTGTGAATTACTACGATTGCCCAATCTTAATCTGCCAGGATAATCATAAGAACCGCCAATACCATAAACAATAGTTCCACTATTCATTGAACTAAAAACACCTGTTGCATTATCACTTGCCCTAATATATACTGTAGTGCCTGCACTTCCATTTCTGTATATTGTGACTGTATTATTGGAACTATCGTAAGAAATTATATAATGATACCAAATATTATAACCGGCAGTTGTAGAATTACTATCGCTAAATGAAGCAGTTGCAGCGGCAGTAGAAGCAGAAGCACTACCAACATTCCTATAAACACCAATTTTGTGATAACCCTCAGTTGCTCCATCTGAATAATGATAAATTGCGAAACCGCCTAAAGGCTCAGATACAAAACCTCTCGCAAGAAAATAACCAAAAGTAGTGTGTGGTTGAAGCCATAAACTAACAGTAAAACTGCCACTTGTAGGAATTAAATCAGCAGTTGTATCAATATAGGAACCACCGCTACCACCAGACAAATTAGTTCCATCAAAATAAACACCCCAATCTAATTTACCATCACGACCATTATCTACATTTACCTCTGCATAATTTGCATTGCCACCTGTTTCTGAATTATCCCTGCTAAAATTATAAAGTCTACGACCTGTGCCATCTCCAAAAATATCTACAAGTTCACTTGTTGTGCTGGTTCCTGCAACTTTTGGAAGTGTTAAGAATTTTTTATTAATTGCCATTTTTTAAACTATCGGAAATTCTGGTATATCAAATAAAATTACATTCCATTGAGCCACCTTTTTTTTAGTATTTAAAGCATCTATTTCTGTTTCACGCTCCGCTACTTTATCCCTTATTTCTTTTCTTTGTGTATTTATATCGTCAGGTATTGCAGTACCGATGTCTGCTTTTCTAGTTACATACCAATCTGTTAGTGATAAATCTTTATTTGCTAGTTTTTTTACAGCAGCCTTTTTTTCTGCTTTCATTTCTGCAAGCGACAAAGGAAAATTTATATCAGATTTTTCGTATGTAAAAACTTTATTTTTAGAATCCCATTTTAAATCCCCTAATTGCTCGATTGATGCGTCAAAACTTGGTGTAGTAATATCGTAAAAACCCTCGGCTTCTAGCGTTTCTTTGTTTGCATATCTAAAATTCAAAATTACACTACCATTACTTTTTTTGTAATCACTTGGTAAAATATTATATGCTGTAATAATTCCGTCTATATCTTTTGCTTTCATAATTATGGTGTTGGATCAGATGTATATGCTGCAATAGCATAGTTAAAAATTGCATTGGCTGAATCGTCTATACATTCAATTTGTAAAACATTTGTGCTGCCACCATCATAATCTACTCCGCCAATTTTATTAAATGTTTCGCTAGTTGCTGCATCACTATCCAAAGTAATTGCATATCCACCTGTAAGGTTATGAATTGTTATCACTTGACCTTTTTTGTAGTTAGTAAAATCAAATTCTTTTCCACCTGTACAAGCTGATTGCATTCTAAAAATAGTTCCTGTTGACCAATCTACAGTTGTGGCACCACTTGTTCCTGTAATTGTAACTGATGCAGTATATCTATTTTCTAATTTGTCGTGTGTAATATTATCGTCAGTTATAGATGCTGTAACAACTGCGTTACTCGCAAGTTGATCTGCACCTACAGCATCATCTGCAATTTTTGCTTGTGTTATATTATCATCTACTATACTAGCTGTTACAACCGCACTACTAGCTAATTGGTCTGCGCCAACAGCATCGTCAGCGATCATTGCTTGTTCTACTGCATCATTTGCGATAGTAACTGCGCCTGTATTTGCCATTGTTACATCGCCACTTAAAGCAGCTGCAGTCATTCCTGTACCATCGCCAATTAGTATTTGTGTGTCGGTTAAGGCTTTTTCTGTCAATACTCCAGAACTATTAGCATTACGTACTAAAAGGCTATTTGCTGCAACGTTTTGCATTTTAGCAAAGGTTACCCCCGCATCGTTTAAAGATATCGTCACAGCACCTGTAGCTTGATCTCTAGCAATCGGTGCAGTCGCTGTTATACTTCCAACATCCCCTGCATCATCTGTATACAATTCTGTAAAGTTGTCATTTACTTTATCGAAAGCTGCTCTGAGCTGATCGCCTGTGCCATCGTTAGCAGTTGTTCCAATATTTATAGTCTGTTTAGCCATTGTTTAAAATTTAATATTCTGTTGCATCGGAAGTATACGACGTATCATCTGATGTTTCTTTTGTTGTGTCGGCAGTAAAAAAACTACCATCTGCATCGAACGGATAAGTTCCACCCCAACCATTTGATTCATTTACGCTACCAAAATAACTTACGTGATATATATCCCCAAATGCCATCTTTTATAATAACGTTATTTTTTTTCTTTTGTGCATTTATTTTTGACGTAAGACATTAATTTTATTAGATTTTCGCTTTTAATTTTATACGTAGTTATAGAACCCATCCTAAAAAGTTGTTTGATTTATCTGGATACATATCATCATTATTGTTTGTGTAATATTCGCTAAATTTTGAAGAAGCATTAAACGACATATATTGCAAAAACCTTTCAGTATAAAAATCTGCAAAATGTCTGTGTCTTTGCACCAAATAATCTACTTCATCTTTGCTTGGTGTTTCAGCATTTTCTGATCTGTGTTTAAATAAACCGCCATTTTTTAATTCATATGCTGCGAATGGCAAATAATCTACCATTGCATAGTGAATCAACATAGGTTGTATGTAATCGTTTACTAATGCCAAATAATCCCCTGTTAAACTAGCGCCACCTGTACCTAAAATATCAGTGCTAATTTTGTCATATAATTTACTGCCTAAATAATTTTGTATGTGCATTTCCTGCGCAATCTTTATAAAGCCAATAAATTTGTCCGTATCAACATTGCCATTCAATATGGTGTTTTTTACTAGGTCGCTACGTTTTATAAATAATGCTACTGCCATAATTAACTGATTCTCCAATTATTGTTATTCGGTCCTGCAATTTGTGCTACTTCTTTTGGATTAGTTTCGTAACGTGCATCTTTTCTTTCGCTAGGTTCCAGATCATTGATCATTTGTTTAGCACGATTTACAGATATTTTTTTGTTGTCTTTCCTTATATAGATTTTACGCATCCAGAAATGTTTACAATTTACACCGCCTTTGTATAAGAAAGGATTGTATGTATTAGAACCATTTGGGCCCATACCTTTTGTTGTTTCTAAATTTTTATTTAAATCTTCAACCCTGTAAAGTTTTTTAGCTTTGACCATTTTTTGACAAAATTCTCTACTGTTTGCACTTGATTCTAATGGTGCATATTGATATCGTATTTTAAATAATGACGTATCTTGTTTGCTAGTTTTACTCGGTGTGCTTTTTATTACATTCGCAAACTTTAAAACTTTATCCATCGCTAAATCATTTTCAACGTCAGATGGACGTTCATCCACTAAAACATAATTATCTATATCTTCATCTTCGCCAACGTCATCTAGGGCTGTTAAAATAGCTGTACGGATCTGTTCTGCTGCATCAACAGGAACACAATTAGGCACTTTCTTGCCATTCTTCATTTTAAAGCCTATCATTTCATAGCCTTTCCAACAAGGTTCTTTTAATTCTTCTTCTTTTGATGCATCTATTGGAACGCAATTAGGAACTTTTTTTCCGTTCTTCATTTTAAAACCAATCATTTCATATCCTTTGTAGCAAGGTGCTTTTAAATCGTGTGATTCGCAAGGCATATACCATTCCTGTCCATCTAGTTCGTGCGTGTGATAACCACCACAACCCATTTCTTTTGCAACTGCTTCTGCTTCTTCTTTTGTATCAAAAGCAGTTCTTCCATCAATTTCTTTAGTTGCTAGATTAGTTTTTAATAAACTTAATTTTTGCCCTGTTTCTTCTTCAACTTGTTCTTTAGTAACAGCGTTTTCTAAATCAGAAAATTCTAATGGCTGTAATGTTTTAAAATATAACTTTAAACTAATTTGATTAAACGCTAATATTTGATCAAACGCATCTATTAGTAAATCTTGAAATGGTCTAATAACTGTATTATCCATTAAATTACTAGCAGTTTTTAATTCGTCTGCATTGTTGCCTAGTCCTGTAGAATCTTTAATACCTAAAAGCATCGGTGATACAATCCTATGACTTACCATAATTTTACGCATAGATTCATCAGATAAAAACTGATATTGACTGTGTGCATCTGATAATTGTACAGGCTCTATCGAAGCAGCTTGATTTTCGTTGTCGTTAAATGCTAGTATGAATTTGCCTGCGTTTGATGTACCACTAAATTTTTCTTGTATTCTATGTTCTATCATTTGCCTTTCTTCTTCCGTAGGTGTTCCATTATTAAAATTGATTAGCATACTTGGTGCTAATCCATTCATAATATTGTTTAAATGATAATTTGCTACTTCTTCTTCTAGTTCACTATATTGTAAGCCACCTTGATAATCAACAGGCGAGTAATAGTAGAATCCTGTTCTATATGGCTTGACGTATAATATCTCAAGTCCTTCATTACTGAAACCGAATGCCGGTATGCGTTTTAATTTTTCTTGTGGCTTAATTTTCTCCCAATTATGATGATAGTAATATGCTTCTATTTCGCCATCATCATTACATTTTTCTGCACGTAACGTTTCAACAGGGAAATGTTCTATTTGCACAATCTTTGATCTATCTTTTGAATAGATAACTTGCATTGAACATTGTCCTAGTAGTTTTAAATCGTGTGCTAGTTTTCTAACGCAATCATTATTGAACAATCCCTTCATTTGAGCATATTGGTCTGGTTGTTTATTTGAATCCGTAGCATCTAATCCTTGACCGAATATTAATTGCGATATACCATTTACAGCAGCATTGTTTGTAGGACTACCATTATGCCTGTCAATTAAATATTGGAAATAATTATTGTCCTCACCATATGCAACGTAATCTTTGTTTTTTAATTCAATGATCTCTGGTGTGCTGTAACTGCTTAATTGTACTATTTTTACGTTCATACTGTTATGTAATCATCATCATACGTATTTTGTGTAGTGTATTCTCCACTGTTAACTGTATAATAATTGTTGTTTGCTTGATTCACAGTTTGATCTGTGCAAAATATTTTGTCTTTATAAATTATTTTAGCTGATGAATTTTTAACTGTCATATCATAAAAAAATCCTTCTGTTAATACAGGACTAAATGTAACATTAAAAGTTAAATCATCCTCAACTGTACTTGCTGTTATGTTATAATTTGTGCTAGTATTTGTTGTATCATCTCTCACAGTCAAAGTTCCGCTTGTAATATATTCACGTGGTATTACTTTTATTGTTTGTGCTGATGCAGTTGTTTTTAAAACTTTCATACTAATATAACGCAAGATTTTTATTTTTTGCATAAAAAAAAGGGTAACATTTCTGCTACCCCCTTTTAACACAAACCAAAATTTCTTATGGTGTAAGTTGTGTTCCTTGTGTTGCGCCTGTAACAACAGTTGAATCCACAAAGTATGCAGGTATTGTTTCCTGTGCGCTGAACGTAAGTGTATATCCACTTAAATCGCCCATTGCTGCACCACTAGAAATTGTACCGGCATTTAAATCCGCACCGTGAACTGCACCTACCAGAAAGTAGTTGCCATTATAATCTTCAACAAATATGTGCGGTCTATTTTGAGCCACAAGTTTAATTTCTTCTTGTGATTCTTTTTGTTGTTTTGTCAAAGTAAGATTTAAAGTTTGTTCGTAGAACACAGTACCATTTTCAGTTGATCCTGTTATTGTTTGTTCTAGTGACGAATTACCTTTTAAATCATATTTCATAACTGTGGGTGATCCTGCCATTGCAGTAACCTTTCCACTTGAAACTGTTAATGCACCTAACGTTCCATAGGAAACTAGATAAGCAGATTTTAATCCACCTACTGAATCTCTACACGGTAATGCACGTCCTTTTGTAAGTAAGCAAGCCATAGTTTATAGTATTAAAAAAGGGTAGGTAGGCACATCGGCTTACCCACCCCTTTTGTTGATTAATTAATTATTAAGAATAAAGAACAATATCGCTACCGATAGCGTGCTGTATTCCTGCTGTAAATCGCATTACAAC